GCGAGGTCAGGCAGTGGATGTGCGGAGTGGGCATAGGTTACCAATTATCGTTTTTATTAAACATTGGATCAAGCTCTTTCCATATTCTCTGTAACTTATAAAGATGCTCGCCTGCGCGGGTCTCGGCTTTAAGCATAGCTTCTTTATATTGTTTCGTACGTTGTGCAACTTCCGCATCTACAAAATCACGAGAGCACAGGTGGTGATATGCCCAGATATTGTGGCCATTCCTACGAAAGAACATATAGACATCATAGGCTTTCTTTGCAATTTCTTCAGGGATTTCAGGAAGATCTTTTGAATAGGTTGGAGTCATATGCAATAGATGTGCGGAGTGGGCATAGTTATTCGCAAGAATAAACCTCTTTAGAGACTTTCAGATCCGATGGCCAGTCCATAGCTTTGTGAAAGCTGTCGTCAAGGATCATGACTTTGTTCGTGGGCTGTGCAGTGATGCGTCCATTGTCAAGCTTGATAAAGAGGAACTCTTTGTTCTGCTCGGGATCGTCACTGAAGCCATCGTCAAAGGGCGCGGCTGTGAAGAGATAGTCGCCGTGATAATAGTCACCATCGCAATTAGCCATACAACGCTGGCTGCGAAGATAAGTGTACTCAATGGTCTCGAAGTTCCATCCGTAGCAATCCCAGCGTTGAGATCGTTTAAGCGGCCATTCGCTGGGGAGTATATCAGAGCCGAAGTATAGCGCATGAAGCGGAAGATTGCGATAGATCGCTCCGTTCTCCAGCAATACATGACAGCCCCATGCGCGGCCGGGCGTTGAAGTTATGGCGAACCATATCGCGGGCATGTAGCCTTGCTTATGTTTATGTGTGAAAGCCGTGTCTACGTTTAGGTAGAGATGCTTGGGTAGGTTTTTGGTGAACATATTTTTGGGAGATTAAACGTCATCGCGCCATCCGACAAACGACGCATTGAACGGGCGACCGTCGTCGGTGAGGTTGAGATATTTGATCGTTGCTTTCTTTCGGAAATCATAATCAGGTTGGATGTATTCTTCCCTTTCCTCGTCGGTAAAGCCCGTCCCGACTTCAAAGCTTACGCCCTTTGAGGTGACGAACTTGAGCGCGCCGAGTTTGCCTTTGCACTTGCCTTCGTCCGAGACGACGCGATCGACACAGAAGAACTCTGCGTCGAGGAAGGCTTTGCGCTTCTGGAGATTCATCGTCGAGCGTTCCTTTGTGCCTTGAGGCATATAGGAACCGAAGACGCTCTTGAGCATTTGGCCTTCGAATTGTTGCTTGAGATATTCTTCGTAACACTCGTCGAGTTCAATGCGAGTCTTGCAAATAGACCACGGAATCATTTCTACGCCGACGCCAGTAGATTCCTTGATGATCTTCTCAAGCAAGAGCATTCTCGTAAGAGCATTGTACTTCGGCTCTACAATATCGAACGCATAGAAACTGATATGCTTTGCGTCCTCGCCGGGCAGAATGCGATTTACGCCCACGGCGGCATTGATCTTCTGGAGGCTCATGCCGTGGCAGTATAGCTCGCCGTCGATAATGTAGTCGTTAAGCGGCGGCGGAAAGATACCTTCCAAGACAGCATCATTCCACCGCTTGCCATCTCGCGAGAAGAAGCCGCGGCCGGGAATGTACATGCAACGTAGGCCATTCAGCTTGGGCATCGAGACCACGTGGCCAAACTTCGATGCGTCATAAATCCCGGCGCGCATAAAGGATGCGGCGATTTGTGGGTCTTTTTCTTTTGTATCTTTTGTCATAAACTTAATATTCCCAAATCCATTGTTGAAATCCTAACATACCTTTCAGCTTTACCATACGACGCATCTCGAAGATTACGTCGATGGCGACGTTCTTCGGATGCTTGAGTTTGATCTTATAGAGTGCATCCCCGGCGACACTCGGTGCGCCTTTGTCTGTTGTCTTCTCGGGCTTGTATCTTAACTGCTGATGCAGATACTTCACTACTTGATCCGGGCTGCCGGGATTGAGGTCGAAGCCGACGAGGATTTTGAGGATTCTATTTAACTGCTTATAGCGTTCTTCGCAGCGTCGTACGATGTATCCGCGCTTGACAGGATCGAAGTGCATTCCGTGGAGGGACATGAAGGCGTAGTCTGCGAGAGATCGACTGGCTTGATCGACAGAGTCTTGAAGTCCAGCGTCGTTTCGGCAGACTTCAATCTGACCATAGTAAATCTCTCTGAGGACAATAACGTCTTTAACGTTGTAAGCGCGGAGCTGCTCAAATTGTGCTCGATTGCGAGGATCAAAGTTTCCTGCTTCATCTTTATGGAAGGGTCTGTTGCTGTAAAGAGTGGCTTGATGGGCCAGAGACTTCTCAGCCTCCGGAAAGATTCGATGGCCTGCGACCATGGTGTCATAGATGTCATGGCCGAAAGGGATCTTGTAGAAGGCGGCGAGGAAGCATAGGTCGAAGAGGGCGTTGTGGATTACGACGCGGCGTTTCTTTAGTTCTCTAATGAAGCGAGCAAAGAAAACCACACCGACATTAAGATTGCCACCCCAATCATACACAGGAACAGAATAGACAGGACTCTCGCCACACGCAATGGCCAAGCAGGTGAGTGTGTTGGTCTTGGGGTGAGTCTCAATGTCGAAGAAGATTGGACCTTCGAAGTCGAAGACACTTGTGCATTCGGCGGCGCGTTGACAGATGACGGTTTGGGGTTCAGGTTGAACTTTTTCGGGGTCATAAGTTAGGAGTTTCTTGATGTCTTGTGCGAACCAGAAAGAGTAGTTACTGCGCTTCGTGGGGCTTGTGCTTTTTCCATCATCCTTATCTAGAATGTCTTCGCCTTCTAGGGCATCTTCCAAAGAATCTTCCATGGCCCACGCGTCCACACAATCTTGGGGCCAGTAGGTTACTATGTATTGTGTTTTGTTTGGAGAGAGATAGACGACGCCGCGAAAAGCATCGAGAGATTTACCTTTCGCAAGCGGGAGATAATCTAAGGCTTTGGCTCCGGCGAAGATTATCTTCTTGATGCCGCTCGGCTTATTGGCTCCTTTGAAAAAATCATCTGCGAATGTTATAAAAAGATCAGATGGATTATCCAAGTCAATATTATAATTAGCCAACACAGAACGAACAAAATCTCCGGCGGGTCCGAGTAAGATCCCATTATTTTCTTTATCAAATCGCGAAGGTCCATGGATAACGAGGGCTATCATGTTGATGGTTAATTAAAGAGAAAAGAAAAGGCAGACTATTTCCGGTCTGCCAGCGGTGCGATGGGGATATGTCTGAGGAAAGAAACCTCTTAGAAAGTCTCGCAGTCTTTCTAAGAGGCGCGTGTCTCTGTGATAGCAACCACTCTATCGCTGAGACTTAAAAGGCGGCCAAGGGCGACGCGGGGCCTTTGACTTGAGAGAAGTCAAACTGGCTGTTGTATCGCTTGACGATGGCCTCGCCGTTCTCGTCGCGCTTGGCGAACTTGAGATCGCGGGAGTTCGACGGGTCGTCGGTGACATACTCAGGCTGCGACTGGACGAGCATGTTGAAAGCCTGACCTTCGAGAGACTTCAACGCGTCGGCCACATCCAAGTCGGAATAGTCGTCGGGCAATCCGTCATACAGGCCGACAGTCTGCAGCGCACCGGCAAGAATCTCCAGCGCAGAGTCAACGCCGTTCTTGTTCTCCAGCATGATGTACATGTTGCCCTTTGCGCCCAGCGTCTTATAGGTCACGCCAGCGGCCACAGTGGTCTCGGGCGCAATGATCTCGCACTCACAGACAACCATCTTGAAACCCTTTGCGCTCTGTCGAGTCTCGGTCTTGTGGACCAGAACCTTATAGACGTTTGCGGGGATGAATCCGATCTTGACTTCAGTACCTTTTTTCATGTTTTGTTTTGTTTTTTGTTTGTTTACTAGCACCGACAAATGGGGAGGAGCTTTCTGTGGGCCAAAGTTTAGGCTCTGGCTTTGAGGACGTGATCAATCGTTACTTCGATCATCTTATCCGTGGAATATTGAAAGTCATACTCTCTGACGAGTTGAATTGCATTAGGGAGAAGACCCTCGTAGTTATTTACTTCAAAGTTGCTGACGGAACCAGTAACGGCACCACGAGCATGCTGTTTGATTTTAAGAGTCAAGCGGATCTCAGCTTCTTGTTCGGGATATTGGTTATCGTTGGCTGGAATATTTTCGATCATAGTATTAGGGTTTAAGGTTTAGCCAATTCAACTGCAATCTTATTCAATGCCTTCACAACACAATTCTCCATGGGATTAGGCAAGCCCCAGAAGATAGGAGTCTTCGCGGTCGTGACGCCATCGGTCTGCGTGGCGAAGTAGTATTGAATGGTATCAGATCCTTTCTCTTTCTTAGCATAGACAGACCACACGGCGAGACACTCAGACTCGATGCCTTTGTTTGCCCACTCTTTACCTTGGACATAGAGGCGGCGCCGAGTGGTCATACTGCCGTCAAGACCTTGAATCGGGACGATCTCCTCAAGGCCGGTGATGATCACGGTTTTATCTAAAGACTTTAGGTTAGTGCACAAAGTCTGGATGCCGTCGTTGTAGTTCTTCCAGATATCGAAGCCCTTGTAGATTTGTTCGCACTTAACTTGCAACTGATCAATGGCGGCGGTGATTGAGTCAATGACGACTAAGTCCTTAGAAGAATCTTTCTTGACTTTGTTCAGTTCGACAGTGAGCTTATCGTAGCTGTCGATTGGGATGACAAGTCCTTCCGAGCGCACACGAAACGGCATACCCTTTCGCTCGGCGTCGAAGATAACGGTGCGTGCGGGATCGACGTTGCGGAAGGACGTAGACTTGCCTGAGCCACTCGGGCCAACGAGTGCGATAAGGGTCTTGGGCCATTGAGGTTTTGCTTGAGGCATTTGAGGCTGTAGTATTTCTATTGCCATATGTTTTTATTTTTACCAAGTCAAAGGCTCGTACTTAGTTATTGAGCACTCCGACAAAAAGAGTTCAAGCTGCACAGCGTTCTGCGCAAAGCAGATTCGTTTGAAGGGACAGCTCGGGCAGGCATTGCACGCTTTGCCACTAGGCGGCGGGAGCTTATCGTGGGCCAAGGCTTCGTTGATATGGTCGGCGAAAGTGTCGATCTTGTCTTGCACCTCGACGCCGAACTCCGTGAGCTGTTCCTCCGTGAAGCTCCAGTCTGGACCAAGGCGCCATGCTGGAGAAGGAAGAGAGATCTGGACAATGAGAGTCCTTATGACCATGCGACGATACCATGCAGAGTTTGCATAGTTGATGTCGTCTTTGAAGATTTCATAGGCAAACTTCTGGAAGATGTAGTAGTAGAAAGAGAACTGCGTGTCGCCTTCGTAGCCTGTGACTGCGTCTTTGAATGCATACTTACGCGTCGTCTTATAGTCTGTGATCTGCACGATCCCGGCGGGCGTGGCAGAGAGAACGTCAACGGTGCCCACATAAGCGAAGCCCGGGCGGTCGACGACTGGGATGTTGAAATGAAACTCAGCCCCGCGATTATCGCCAAACTTCAAGGGCGTTGGGAGAGAAGACAAAGGCGCCGCAGTCAAAGCCTTCCGAATCTGATCTTGATCTTTAGTGGGAAGGTTCTTTTCCTTCGCGGCTTTGAAGGCTTCGAGACATGCATCTTGCCACTTCTCTCCGCTCCGGTCAAAGGCTACGTTCTCTGCGAACTTGTGAATGATCTTGCCCACCGTGAGAGCAGTGATGTCCTCTTGTGGTTTCAAACCGAGGAAGACTGTAAAGAACCAGCGCCGCGGACAGGCTGAGATCTTCAGGCCGCTTGCGTTGATTGGGATAACGGATGGAATGCCTTCATGCGGCAAGTCTTTGTATGTTATTTTCATTATATTATAGGGGAAAAGAAAGAGCTACCCAGCGCGCCGTCCCAGGGGAAACCTATAAACCCTGCTGCAAGAACAGCTTGCAGAACGCACTGAGTAGCTCAAAATTATTTTTTATATTTGAAAGTAAAGCCCCGGCATTTCTGGCCGCGATAGATTTGCTGAGACACTGCGGCTGGATTTACTTTGAGAGATAAGGCTGCGGCTTTGGCAGAAGGATATTCTTTGCCGGTCTCAAGACAGATGACTGGCTTGCATGCATTATTACCGGGGCGTTTTTTCTTTGAAACTTTCACTTCTTCAGCTTGAAGTTTTGAGTTTGATTGATGATGGCTTGAACGTCTATGCCTTTTAGCAGAGGGTCGTTTAGGAGGGAAGCGAGATCGGTGCCGGTTGGGCGCGTGTGAGGGAAGTGCTTGAGCAGGAACTTCTCAAGCTCTTTGTCTGTCATCTCTTCGACGGGTTTAGGGAGGCCCAGTAAGAGGTCAAGCTCATTAAGAGAGGAGTTACTCATGTTATGGTGATAGAACAAAGCTTGCGTGGGAAACCGACGAGTGCTGCTTGTGCATCTCGTTCTGCTTGCTCGGGGCTAGTGGCTAATCCAAGACTCGCCCAATTACCAGAGCCATCTCGGTTTTGTTTATAGACATAGAAGTAATATGTCTTGGGTTCTGGTGGTGGATCTGGAAGAACACAGCCAAGTATAATTTTCATAGAACAACACAGCAGAGTTTTGTTCGGATGATTGCTTTATCCGTCATGCTTTCCGCTGCTTTTGCCGGGCTGTCGTAGAGCATGGTCGAGAACCATGTGCCATTCATGCTGTATTTGTAGCAATAGAAGTAATACTCTCTTGGAGGATTAGCTTCTTCTCTGGCGGTTGCATATGTAACTCCTTCGTTGTTTGGTGTGGCACTCATATCATTGATTATTTCTGAACTCTGCGTATAAGTTATTAAATCTTTCCGATCTTTTTCTGATGTTAGCGGGGAGTCTATCAAAGTCATAATCTCGCCGGGCGAAAGCTTCAAGTCCGATATTCCATGCGGCGTAAACATCCCTTGGATCTGGAGTGTTCTTTCGCTGGGCGAGGCAAAGTTTGAGTTCAAGCCAGCATAGATGCGCCTTAGCACAGCGCCGCGCTTCGGTTGGAATATGGCGGCTATCTTTTTCAGAAGGGAAATGCTGGCGCCAGACTGCGCGCTTGAGTTGATATCTTGAGAGTTCACCGTTGCGGCCTTTTGCTTTGTCGTTGTCGTTGCTTTCGATCTGACTGATTGCCCGAAGCTTCGCGTCGAAGTCTTGCTGTAGGGCGATGAGTGTTGTTTCTGCTGTGAAAAATACTATAGAGAGCATAAGAGATTTCATAGCGGTGGCCAGAAGTATGG